GTTATGGTTGCTGTGGTATACCCCGAACCACCATTCAGTATGTTGACCCCGTAAATCGTTCCATTCGCGTCTACTTGAGCAGTCAGATTAGCACCACTTCCATCACCAGTAACAACCAGAATAGGAGCAGAGAAAGATGCGGCACTATTATTGTAATTTGTGCCACCATTAAGAATTCTTACGATATCGATTCTACCATCAACAGCAGCAAGTTCAACATTTGCGTCTGTTGCAACAGGCATCCATTCTGATGTAAAGAAAGATTGTTTCATTCCACCAGAAATTGTATAGAGATATTTCCACTTGTATCCATCAGAGGTGATTATGTAAGGATTCGAAGGAAGCTGTCCACCTAGGCTGATTTTTGGCATATCTGTAGATGCAGCGCCAAAATTATTATCTAAACATACAAAAACTTGATCGTATGAGTTTCTCACATAGAAGTTTTTTGCGTAATTTGGAGAATAATCTAGAATTTTTTGTGGTGTGTTGGAAATGAAAGAACCAGTAAATGCAGAATTTACTATTAAATTAGTATTATTAACAATTTGAATTATTTCTTTTGTTTGTGAAAGAAGTGTTACACCATCACCAGAAAGAATGATAAAATCATTATTTGCAAAATCTAAAGTAAAAGTGGTGTTTGTTCCTACGACCGTTGTACTATTTGATACATTAACTGTCCCGTTTGCATTAGTTAATTGAATGTTTGAGTACATTTCGATAGTTTCATCAAAACGATCATAATATGTGTTTGCGATCCAATCAACTCTTCTTACAACTAAACTGCCGTTAGAAATGTAAATTTTCTTCAAAGCTACTAGATTTCTTCGAAGTTGATTTTCATAATCTATCGTTTCTAATGGGGTTTCAATCAATTCATCGTTAGAAAGCCAAGACTGGTTTCTTCCTATACCAATGAAAGAATTTTGTGAAAAAGACTGTAGTTTTTCAGCAGCAAGCTTTACTCGCTCCTGTACAGTTACTTTATTCATTGTTTGATATAGTGGTGAAGACATTTGTTACCCCGTTTTTAGTTATTTATATAGCACTTTGAATAATGCTATAACTTGCAGAATTTATAGTAGGATAAACGAGCATTTCCAAATTTGAGGTATTTGAATTAAACACAGTATCTACACTTATTGTATTATTTGACAATATTTGCTGTACGTTTGAAAAAATTAAATTACCGAATACGTTCAATTCTACAATATCTGTTACTCCTACGTTTCCAGACAATCCTGTACCAAAAATTACATTAGAACCATTACTTACAGAAACAGGATTTTCAAAAGAAAACTGAGTGTTACTCTCTACGTTTATCACATTAGCGTTTATGATAGAAGTAATTACCTTTACCTGCAACTTTCTTGTGGAATCTGAGGTGTTAAATGAAATCAGATCACCAACATTGCCAGAAACCCCAAAGTTTGTTCCAGTTCCGTAAACAGTGACAGAATTTGCACTTGCGTTTACAGAACCAGCAACTACAGGCAGAATATCTATCTTAGATTCTGTTTTCAATTTATCCTGATTATCTGATATGACACTATAAGACCCAAGCATTGACATACCAGCAGGATGCACGAGTTTCATTAAAGTTTGTTTGAAATCGATCAAAGCTTTTTCGACAACGATGACATATGAATAGTTATGGTATCTTTCAGAACCCTGAAGATATTGATCAGAACTCAAAAATCCATCCGTTGTTAGATAGAAACCTGGATATTTGATTAATCCATTCAAGAAAACAGCATTAGCTTTTGCAAGACCGTTTCCATAAAAAGTTACGTTTGAACTTGTGGCAGTGTTGATGTTTACAGTCAACCCTATTGTAACTAAATTTGCATTTGGTTTTAAAGTTCCCTGATAATCGTAAACTCTCAAAACAGAGGATGATACATTGTAAGAATCAACTTTTGCACTCCAAGTTGGACTATTTGCATTTGCACCTTGATAGATAACAGCATCAATCGTAAAACTTTGGTTGTTTGAAATTGGATTTATTATGAAATCTGCTACTCTCAAAGATACATTTGGTGCGGTAACATAATCAAAACCGCGACTTACAATTCTAAAATCTGTAATCTGACCAATCTGGTTTACAGCAACATTTAATGTTGCACCTTGACCAAAACCATATGCTGTTATTGAAGCACCAGCACCAGCAGAATTCAAAGTGTAATTAGTTGAATTTACCACCAAAAGATTGATAGGTAATTCAATATATCCTTCACCGCGATTTTGAATGATGACTGAGGTAATGACTCCATTAGCATCAGTAGTAAAATCGAAGGAAGCATTATAACCAATAGCAGAAGGAACGACGATCTGATCTGTGACATTACTATATCCTGAACCCCCTTGATTTATTACTACGTTACAGACATAACCTAGATCACTCATATATGCAAGATTGTTTGCAAGATCAACATAATCTCTTGCAGCAGCAAGATCATTATCATAATCTGTATAATACACTACAGCCAGATTTATAGTAGGAGTAGCCGTATATCCACCACCACCACTGATAACATTCATTCCAGTTAATGAAGCAAAAGACAAATTTGCAAAAGTAAATGCATTCGCTAAAGTTGTGTTTGCATTTGCATTTGCAATATTAGCAAATGCATAATTTGCAGAAGAAAGTTGCGCGTTGGCTTTATAAATTAAAGCATCCGTATTGATTTCCAAAAAAATTTGATTTGCAGTATCAAGAGACTGAACAATTACGTTCGCACCTTTTCCCGTATTGTCAGATGGGTCATTAACAACATTAACTACCGTATTTGGATAAAGTCTATATCCTTGACCACCATAACCAACAGAAACAGCCGTCAAAGAACCTGAAGTTACGTTACCAACATAAGCAACTGCCTTTGAAGCTTGAGAATCGCCTTGTTGCAAACCACCACTTATAACAACAGGATCGCCAGGATATACAACCTGACCTAGACTGTTTATCTGATATCCTTTATATTTCAATCCTCTATTGTTAGGATTAATAACAATATTTGATATTGAAGATATGATTTTTTCAGAAAAAACTAATGGATTGTTGTTTGCATCATAACCGTATGTCACATTCAAATTTTCAAGGTCTGTAAAATTTTGGTTTAAATTTGATATGTAAACTTCTACAAGTTCTATACCCAAACCTTGATCGATTGTTTTTGAAGCAGATTCGATAACACAAGAAGCATTAGATTGTGAACCTAACCCTTGTCTTCCTACTAATTGATTAACATCAAAATTCAAATTATCAGCAGTAAGTACAAGTCTTAATGCTTGTGGTTGCATCCATTTTCCATTAGATGCTTTTAAGATGTAATCTTTAGGAAAGAAAATATTTGCTTCTTTATTGTAAAGAACCCTAAAGAGAAATTGAATCGATTCGACGCTACCTTTTTTCTGATAGAAATTTCTAGCAGCCTTAATTAATTTTCTTTCATCAAGAGCAACATCATTTGGAAAATATGGTAAAAAGTCATTAATATAGTATTGAATAAACCCGTCAAGTGTTGTGTCAATATCTTTGTATGAAAGCAATGATTTTGTCTGGAATATAACAGCAGAATCATTACTTGTTTCCATCCATTCGTAATAAGCTTTCAGAAATGCAGAAAAATTTGGATTATCTTCCTTTATAAATTGAGGAAGTTGAGAATCAATAAATGTTGAAACTGTATTTGTAATAGCAGACATGATTAGTTAGATTTCTCGTCTATCAAATTTACTGATATTGCGTTTATATCGTTAGAATCAATAGTTAGAATATTTTCCTGTGATGACTTAAATGACAAAACATCTGGTTGTACAAGAATTTTTAATATTCCATTCGTATTTTCTATTCCTGTCGGATTAAAGTTTGTCAGAGAGATAATTCCATTGATATAATCAATAGTTCCAGCATTTGAATTTAAAACAACTTTGTTGTTATTGTTATCGTAATAATATGTTCTCAAAGAACCAGTCTTACCTTGTAGAACAGAATTAAATGTTGCTCCAGAACCGCCACCACCAGATGCGGTAATTGTTGCTGTTGTATATTCTGATCCTGGATTATCTATTACAACAGATGCAACTTTTCCATTAACAATTACAGCATATGCGTTTGCACCAACACCATCACCATTTACTGTTAATGTTGGAGCAGTAATATAACCGCTACCTGAAGTTAGAATAATAACATCTTCCAAACCAGAATAACTGTTTGGTGTTTCTTCTATGAAAGCTTGGCGACTTACACCATTCAAATCATTAATAGAGAATGCTGGTGTACTGTACAATCTGTCGTTTGTAGTTCCTCTTTTTAGAGGAAATCCAACTTTTAGAATGTAAGACTGATTCGTTCCAAAAACAGGAGTGAATCTTTTTTCTATGTAAATTGTTGCTGTTGATGATAATATAGAAAACTCTGAATCATCTATTGCTCTCAAAAGTCTAGAAAGTCTGAATTCTGAATTGAACGTGTTCAGATTTAAATTTGCATAATTGTTAACAGCATTAATAATCAAACTTGATATCTGACCCGAATTTCTAGTAGTTTGAGAAGAATCATATTCACAATCCAAAGACAAAACTATGAAATTATAGTCAACATCTACAAATTCTGGTGTAACAGTAAGTACAGAAATTGGTTTTATGACATTATCAATAACATATTGTTTTTGTGATTCTGTGATAACATATCCACTTTTAGGTTTTGCGGAAATGAATACCTTACCATATACAGGAGGAGTTACTTCTTCTCCACCCCAAATATTTACAGCATCAAAATATGGATATTTTTTGTTTATTAACGCAACATAATCATTGACTGTGACTGCTCTGTTTTGTGCAACATAAGATTTTGGTGCATTGAATTTAATTGAAGCAACATCCTCTATAGGACTTCCTCCGGCAGAATTTGCAACAGTGGTTACGTTACTCAAACTTCCGTTCAGAAGATTTGTTTTTAATTGAAAGCTATTCAATCCGTTTGCTGCATCAGCATTGGTTACAACGTAACTAACAATCACTACTGCACCATCATCAAGTTGAGTTCCTATGATACCATCACCAAAATAAATCTGATAGTTTCCATTTGTACCTTCTTGTATGAAATATACATTGTCCGTTGCTGAAACTTCAGTAAAATCTGTTGCTAGACTAAATCTGGTTTGTTTAATATTTGTGGGTGACTGTTGGACTACAACCTGAATAGTAGAAGTATCGATGTTTTCATCTGTTAGATCAAATGTCTGAGTTGGATTTGTTGAGTTGTCTACAATAAACGTCTTTACAGTAGGCGCACCTTCTTTAATGATAACGTTTGAAAACGTGAAAGTGTTTCCGCTAGCTTCTGCACTTATATCGTCAAGAGTAACAAAATTGTATGAATTTCCACTCAAAGATGCTGACGCAAAAGATGTAAATCTAGGCATCGTGAGAAGAACTGTAGGATCGGTGTTTAGCTTCTGCACAGCAACGTTGATAGTAGCTTCGGCAGCTACAGCAGAAGTAGGAATGTAACCTAAAGATTTTGCGTGAGAAACAACAGTTTGTCTTAAAACAGCAGTATCAAGAAACATTTCATTTGCGATCATGTTCATATAGAAAGCATTATAATGTGTATTGTATGCTAGAATATCAAGCAAAATGTTGATAGCTGCACCTTCAAAATTGTAATCTTGAAACTGAGATTGAGATTTCAAATAGGACTTAAGGCTAGTTTTTAGCGCATCAAAGTCAATATTTGTAAGATTTATCTTACTATTCGCTGACATTTTTACCTTACCTGATTCTTTCTAGAAAGAATTCTATGGTGATTGGATCAGAAACCGTCAAAATTGACATTTCAACAGTAACATTGTAGCCATCACCGGTTATATCTGTTGTAACATAAACACCTTGAACTTTAACTCTAGGTTCAAAGTTTCCTATTACAATCTTAAGTTCATTCGAAAGTAGATTTGCTGTAATATTGTCACATGGTTCAAATAGAAGTCTTCTTATGTTTCCACCTATTTCTGGATGGAATGGTTTTTCATAATAAGAAATCTGAACCAGATTCATAACTGCCTGAACAACAGAATTAGTTCCTGTAACAGAATTTAGATCGCCAGTGATAGGGTTTGGCGTGAAATTTACGTTAAAGTCTGAATATAATTTTGTTGTTGGTAACGGCATTTTTTACTTTCTTGATTTTGATTATTTAGCTGAGGAAAAGTGCTTTTTCTTTTTGTCTTCTAGCAGTCAATCCAGGTAGAACTTTTCCTGCTGCTTTGTTCCATGCCAAAAATGCATCTCCTGCTGCACACCAATTCTCTTCATTGATTCTCTTTCGAAGAGTTGACTTCGTAAAGTTATTTGGACCAATATTGTAAATTAAGCTCAAACATGCGTCGATCATATTTTGCGTTAATGGAACACTAATACATTTACGCAAAACTGGCAAGAACTCATTATTTATTGAAGTCTCAAGATACATTTCTGCTGTGAGTCTACTGATAGTATCACCAGGATTGATTGGCTGATTGATAGCAACTGCCGTAGTTCCGTAACCAATTGTCAAAGGTTCTCCACCGGTTGCTGGATCAGGATAAGCTCTAGCTGTATCTGGAGAGACTACTTTAGCAAAACCTTCAGAAGACTTGATCAACGATAGACCAGCAGCACCAATTGACCAAGAATTCTGATCACTTAAGAAAGTTGCCTTGTTAGGGTCAAACATACAAGTCATTGTAGGAACATTTGCTGTATTTGAATCTGGTGGAACAAGAGCATTGTTTGCTGATGTTTCCAAGAACAATTGTTGTTTGTATGCTGTACCTGTAACAGCATCGTAATTTGGTAAAAATGGTCCAGGAATAGGAACTGGAACATCTTCTGGTGCAGCTTCTCCTGTATTTTTCTGTAATGGTGTAATTGCAGCGCCAATTCCTGCTGGTGAGCCAGATGTGGCTGTAGATGCCTGATTGACACTTCCTGTTGGTTGTATTGTCCCGACACCACCTTGAGGATCGATTACTTGATTGTTAACCATTCCTGTTAGGTTTATCGATCCACCAGACATTGAAATTAAACCAACACTCATATCATTCGAACTAAAGTTCGCTTGTCCAGATGCAGCAAAATTCATATTTCCTTGACTCGTCAAAGATACGTCATTTCCTGTAATATCGATGCTATCTGAATTTGTTAAATGTAGTGTTTTTGAAAAAACAGTAGAATCGTTTTCTGATTCAACATTGAAATTTTTAGCTTTTACGTTAAAATTACCACCAGCAGAAACATCAAAATCTCCTGCTACGTTAGCAGTTAATTTTCCTCCACCTTCCAGAATAACGTCACCTTTAACACGAATTAAACAGTCAGCATCAACAGTAAGTGCAACCTTTCCCATTATGTGAACCTGATCATCTGCCATTATGATCTGATAATTGCTTTTTGTTATCTTTTCAACTTTTGTTCCACTAGGAAACCATTCAACATATGATCCAGAACGATGTGCGATGTGTATACGCTCGTTTCCGGGTGTATCATCCATTTCAAATACATGACCAGATTCGGTTTCTGTTACTTGATTGTATGGATACAAAGGATTGTAAGCTGGATAAGGCTCGTCCCACCTGTAATTATTTGCACTTACAATACCTTTATCAAGATTACTCTTTCTTGCTTGAATGACAGTGTTTGCTAGATTCTGATATCGAGAAATACCAGTTATACTATTTTGATCATATTCATCAGCATTTGGGTGTCTTAAAGACTCCAGAACATTAGGATCAGCCGTGTTAGCTTCTTCTATTTGAATTCCAGAACCATCCGTGTTGTATTTTCTTCCGATTGGATGTTTTGGAGCATACTTTAAAACACTTTGTGGTCTAAGATCGTTAAATCCCAAGCCTGTGTTTGGTTTGTTCGTAAAATAACCAGGAATGATTCCTAGAATCACAGGAGATTGTGCGCTTCTACCGTCTGAGAAAAATCCAAAAACAAGATCATCTTCGCGTGGTGTTGCAAAGTTTCTCGTGTTGACAGCGTGCATCATTGTTGCCCAAGGAAGATTTTCACTTGGCAAATCTGTCAATGAATCTGTATGCCATCCATAGATTCTAACTTGAACACGACCTAAACCCAATGGGTCTTGACGATTTTCTGGTACACCGAACCACCAGATAAACCCATCTAATCCTGCAAAATTTTTATCTAACATTGACATAGTTTAATACTTTATGATTTTACTAATAGTTTCTGATGTTTGTGCTGCTACAGGTAAAGATACGTTCACAGAATCTGACAAAAGTTCAAGAATTCAAAAAATTATTAAGTAACTGATAATGGCAGATTCAGATACAACTCAAAAAACAACCGGTTTAGTAGCATCTAGTGACTATAAGATTAATT